CTTCTTACCGACGCCGTGTTTATCGAGCCATGCTTGATATTCGTCACGTTCTTTCTTTGGACGAAGTTTTGGCTTCGATTTTTTCTGATAAGCATAAATCATCATAACAAAAAACTCAAAAAATATAGATTAACGGTACTTCATACGCTTGTCTTGGAAATCAGATTCAAATGCATCATCGTTATGGCGGCGCATTTTGCTTTTACGAAGTTCGATGTTTTTCTTTTTTTGTTTTTTGTTGTAGTATTCATCAGAAGAACCATATCCATCGTTATGTGACTCTTCAAAATACCTACCGAAAGACTTACCCACTTTATCTATACTCCTATCTAAGATTAAAAAACGTACATTACGGCAACAGACCATTAATATTATCACGAACGAACTTGTATGTCAAGCCCGACACACCCAAATCTTTCTTGAAAATTCCATTAATAACCTCTGCTTCACGAGGTTCTAATGATTCCAACAGAATAAGAAGCAATTCTTTTCGCTTTGCCTCAGTCAATTTCTCTGCTGTTGGATTTCCAACTTGAAAAAGATATAATCTTTTCAATTCTTGATTTAGTGTGCTGTAAGAGATTCCAGGTTTTGTGTCTGGAATCTTATAATCTTCAGGAATTCCGTTAACTTTCCATTTAATATTAGGATCAAACGTCATAGATAGTACGTTTTGTAGAACAGGAGTCCAATTTCTCTGTAAAACTGCGATTCTTTCTTCTTTTGTTGATGCATTTTCAAAGTCATCAAAAATTTCATACACATTTCTTCTCATTTAATTACCCTTAGTAGTATTGTATCAGTATTGATACGTCCAGTCATTGCTTGATCGACTGCATTGATATCTGTTAGTGTTTTACGCAGTGCTACTTTACCCGCAGTGATGATTCCGGGTAGAACAACTTCTGGTTTTCGAACAGTTTTATGTATGGACTTAGTTTCATCAAAATTAGTCAAAGTAGTACCTTTCACACTTAAGCCCGAACTGTCGAGGGAGAAATAACAACCGAGTTTTCTCGTTTTTGTGTTAAATACCCATAACTGAGATGCGCCGATAATATCAGCAGGATTAATAGAAGCCACTTTAAAATCTTTATCTTCCTTCTTGTATTGAAACGTAGCCAGAATCTTTTCAGTCGTTTTAGGTTTCTTCTTCCTTGGTGCCCGTGTTACTTTCGCAACATGAGCAATTCTAGAACAATCTGCCACAACTGTATTTAGAAAAACCAGATATTGTTTAAGAAGAGTTTTCTTAAAATTAGAATACCCTTCAATCAATTGATCATCTTTACCTGCAATGACTTCTTTTAATTCTACAATTCGACGTTCACAGAAAGGAACAATAAACTTAATGTGTACTGCTTTTACTTGGCGACTCTGCATCCAGTCATATGGATCAACACCAACGAAACTCTTTTTAAGAACACACTCATCAATGACACCTTCGAGTTCACCGATATGTTCTCGTGCTTTGTCTTCGATCCGTTCTTGAATAGAAGGACCTTTGTCTTCTTTGACAGGAGTTTCTACTTCAATCTGTTCTTTGAACATGGATCGAAGAGACTGAATTGAATCCTCGATCCATTTTTCGTTCTGCTCTGTTAAAGGAGCACCACGAAGTTTCATGCGACAAACAAACCCAAGATTCTTGAACTTATCTTCTGGAACTTTATCAAATGCATCAACGATATTCTTAGGTAATTTCTTATCCCTAAGATATTGAATAGTATACTTTTTACTATCTTTATTTGAGCAATGATATGCGTACCAGTTCAGTGCTCGTGAAAGTGGTACATCTTGATACATTGAGACTTCAACATCTGTCCAAATGGGTTCACCACCAGATGCTTTCTTTTCATAATCTTCAATAGATTTGAGTCGCATAATTAAATTAAGTTAGACTAGACACCGAGTTAATAGAATCCATACGGAACGACCGCCATCCGTTGTTTTCTACATCCCACACTCTAAGTGTACTAGGATTCTCTTCCTTTGTCAAGGTCTCCGTCAAGAGTTGTTTTCCTGCAACATCCGACTTCGGTAGATACTCTGACAGAAGAGTGCATTTCATTTCACGCTGTTCACCGTTAACTTTGGTGAAAACAACAGTAGTAACAGAGTTCTCAAGAATCTGTTTCAGTTCATAACGATCAATCATTTCTTATCCTTTAAAGTTTCTTTAATTGCTTCACACATTGCTTCATAGTTCTTAGACATAGCCTTATCAGATTTTGTCGTAGCTTTACAAAGCACACCAAAAAATCCATCATCAAACATTCTATTTAAATAATCAACAGGCGATGTCAAAATTGCTTTAAATCTATCTGGCATTTCAGATAGATCTTGTGGCGTCACAATAATATCGTAAAGATCGCCCATTGAAGATCCAGGAAGTTTCTCGCCTGGTTCATTAAACTCAAATGCTTTAATTGCTAAATTACCATCATCACTCCTCATAAACATAAAACCATCGTAATTTCCTTTACGTAATTCTTCTAGTACTTCCATTATATCCCTTAATATGTGATTTACGTACTCGTACCATTATCCATGCATTGTAAAAATCATCCGTTTCTAGAACGGATCTGTTGAACTGTTCTTTCGCTTCCACGTATCCACATTCACCCTTCGTTTTACATAGGTGCAGGATTTCTCTGAGGAACATCTGCTCACCCAGGAGTTTGACATCGTTCAGGAGTTCCGCGTTCGATCCGTAGTAAGTTTGCCAGTCAGATGCTATCTTATACCTTTTCTTCTTACCTTTCAAGACTTTTGTGCGTGAAGAGTAGAAAAACTTTTTGCCGACATACTTTTTATTACTTTGTAAGTTAGTAATCAAATAGACGAACCCATAGAATTCGCCTATTTGACTTTCAGTGAAGTCTGACCCTTGTAACTTCCAGGTCACTCCCATTCCTCAGGATCTTCTTCCTCATCATCTTCATCTTCATAAATTTGTTCAGATACGTCTTCTATCTCTTCTCCACAAAAAGGACAAAAAGAAGGCAATTCATCTGATACTAATTCTTCTTCGTATGCTAATTCAAACGTTGACTCGCAGCTATCGCAATCTGCTGTTATAACTTTATCTGCCATTTAAAACTCCCTAATTAGCCCATACATCGCTCCAATTTCCAGTTAGAGCGCCTTTAGCATAATCTGTTGCCCGATTCTCAAAAAAGTTTGTGTGAGTCGGTGCATTAATCATCTCTTCTACCCACGGTAATGGGTTCTTCTTTACTTTAAATATTCCTTTGAGACCCAGAGAAATAAGACGGCGATCAGCGATATAACGAATATATCGCTTAACATCATCAGCAGTAAGATCACGCATTCCACCCATCTTGAAAGCGAGATCAATAAAGTTCTCCTCAAGATCAACCATTTTTTCTGCAATAGTATAAATTCTTGATTTGAGTTCATCGTTCCAGATTTGCTTATTTTCTTCTATATATGTTCTAAACAATTTGATCATCGATTCGGCATGCATAGTTTCATCAACAATAGACCAAGTAACGATTTGACCCATACCTTTCATCAATCCATTACGAGGAAAGTTCAACAACATGATGAATGAAGAAAACAACTGCATACCTTCAGTGAATGCAGAAAATACAGCAATATGTGTTGCAGTGTTTTCTAATGTAGTATTTTGATTGGATATATCTCTAACATAATCATGTTTATCACGCATCTCTTGATAAGAAAGAAATTCGTTATAAGTTGTTTCTGGCAGACCAAGAGTTTCAATCAAATGCGAATATGCGGCAATATGGAGTGCTTCACGAGCAGCAAAACCTGCAAGCATCATTCTAATCTCTGGTTGAGGAAAGTACGGCAAATAATTACGAACATAACCACCAGCAACGTCAATATCGCCCTGTGTAAAAAATCTAAAGATATGAGTCAGAAACAATTTCTCATTTTCAGTTAAACGTTTTTTCCAATCTTGTACATCCTCTAACATAGGAACTTCCGTGTGTAGCCAATGTGACTGTTCGTGTTTAAGCCATGCTTCATACGCCCAAGGATAACTAAAGGGTTTGAAATGATCCCTTTCGTCCGTTAGAGTTAGTTTACCTTCTTTAATCATTTTATCCTCTTGCTCCAATTAAATTGTCTTTAAAAATCTTCCAACAGTTTTCCCATGTCCATTCTTTTGATGTTTCTTTAACCAATTTTCTATTCAAAGAAAGACATTTATTTATTGAATCTGATAGATCTGGTCCTATGTAACCATTAATACCGTTGTGTATAATATCTTTTGGACCAGTAACATCATATGCGGCAACAGGAGTTCCAACACTCAACGATTCTATTATCACAATACCAAATGTGTCTTTTGTACTAGGAAAACAAAATACGTCAGAAATTAGATAATAGTTAGCTAAATCACTACCTTTCTTGTATCCCACAAACTTCACTTTTTTATACTTCTCTTCCAGTTCTTTTCTGTGTGGACCATCACCAACGATGATTATAACATACTTATCCTGTAGTGTACAGAGATGTTCTAGATTTTTCTCCTTTGAGACTCTACCGACATATAATACTATAGGAGATTTATTTTTACTACGATTTATTGTTGGTTTTAAAGTAGATCTATCTACTCCTCGAGTCCAAGGAATTATATCAGATCTGAATCCTCTTGATTCTAATTCTTCAACCATAGAATTCGTGGTAGTTAAAACTCTACCTGAATGTTTGTGAAACCATCTAACATACCGATATGTAAAATTAACAGGTATTTTGTATAATGTATTCAGGAACTCTGGAAACTTTGTATGATAACTTGTGTTATAAAAGTACCCGTGCATATCACACCAGATTCTTGCCGCTAGACCTACGGGCCCTTCCGTAGCAATGTGAATGTGATCTGGATTAATCTCTTCAATTCTTTTTCCGATTCCTCTCGGCCAAGCGATCTTAACTTCATCATAACCAGGACAATTAATATAAGAGAACTGCCCGGGATCAATATAAACAAAATCGTACCCATCAGAATCAGCACATATTTCAATATTGTTAAAAGTCGAGACAACGCCATTTATTTGATCCTTTATGTTGTCTGTGACAATTAAGATTTTCTTACGCATTTGCCTTCTACCTTAAATGAGTCAAACTTTAACCAATATTTCAAAGTACTTAAACTATGTTCACATGATTCTTTTGTTTCAAACTCTAGAGATAGTTTGCCAGGTATGTCATTCGGATTCGTCGAGTGTACTGCTATCAGTAGTAGTAACCACATTAGAGTCTCCTTTAGTATATGTTAAGATTTCCCATCTTCCATCTACATGTTCAACTAATGCAGTCAGCGATTCAACCCAGTCGCCATCATTCATATAGACTATGCCATCTATAGTTTTAATCTCTGCATGATGTATGTGACCACATATCACACCATCGAATCCACGTTTCTTACAATACTCTGCAAGATTCTTTTCAAATTGAAATATAAAGTCTACTGCTTTCTTTACTCGATGTTTGAGATATTTGCTAAGACTAAAGTACCCAAAACCAAAGCGATGACGTATCCAATTGTATTTGCTATTAATCGATAAAATAACATCATATGCTTTATCTCCAAGAAATGCTAACCAAGGTGCAAGTCTAGTAATTCCATCAAATAGATCACCATGTGTTACAAGATATCTTTTACCATCAACACCAACATGTTCATATTGGTTGTGAATCTCTATACGACCAAATGCAAGTTTATA